TGGCGTTGCTTATCTGACTGTGCGTCATTATTATGATGCCAATAGGAAAGATTTCCCAAATGGCGTTCCCGCCATTTCAGCCTTAATCAGCGGAAAGAAAGTCTACGACCCTCGCACAGGTGAAACAGCCTTTACTGATATTAGCGGCGTTGAAATCGGGCGCAATCCAGCACTTATTTTACGCGACTATTTAATTTATTCGGGCATTGCGACTACGGCAGAGATTGATGAGGACGCATTTAGCACTGCTGCAAATATCTGCGATGAGAATGTAACATTATCTGGGGGCAGCACTGAGAAACGGTATCGCTGTGATGGAGCGTATTTAACGCAAGAAAATCCTCAAGACATTATTAAATCAATCATTGCCACGATGGGCGGCATGATTTGGTACAGCAATGGAAAATGGTCATGCAAGGCAGCAGCCTATACATCATCTGTGCTTACTTTAGATGAAGATGATTTGCGATCTGGCTTAGAAATAAGCACCCGCAATAGTCGCCGCGATGGTTTTAATAAAGTCATTGGCTTATTTCGCGGTGAGGAAACAAGTTGGCAACCGACCAACTATCCAGAGATTAAATCAGATGAATTTGTTAGAATAGATGGCGGCGAAGAAAGCGTACTTGAATTGGACTTGCCATTTGTCAGCAGTTCATCGCAAGCACAACGCATAGCAAAGATTGCGCTGTATCGAAATCGGGAGCAGCTAAAAGTAAGCGGATCATTTGGTCTGAGAGCTTTGCAGCTTTCAGTTGGTGATATTATTAAAATCAACAACACCAGATTGGGCTTTGTGAATAAAGAATTTGAGGTCATTGAATGGACCTTTGGTTTGAATGGTGACATGGCGCTTGAAGTTGTGATGACGCTGCAAGAAATAAGCTCTGCGATTTTTGATTGGGATGCAGAGGAAAGTACGTTTGAGAGCAATAATACTCAGCTTGCAAGCCCATTCTATGTGCCTGATGTAAGTATTACTCTGACAAACGAGGTTCGTGTTATTAACCAGCATCTCACCAATGTTATCGCCGTTGACGTATCGTCAGACAATGCTGCACAAATTGAAGATGTTGAGGTTGAATATCTAAAATACAACAATCAGACCGTCAAATATAATGATTTAGATCAAAGCCTAGCCAATGGCGCTATTTCTGTTGTGGATGGTGCTTGGGGTGTTGCAAGATCAGGCGGTGGATTACTTACAGAGGTTACTAGCCTTACACGTAGGTTTTACTTTGGATGGACTTCTGGCGGTCCAACAGAGGCTTTCTTTGACCAAATCCGAGGAACATCTGCAAATGGTGTTGTTTCGTTTCTTGCGAATGAGGAAGGCGATTATGACGAATTTACCTTCTTCACAAGTCAATCAGGTAAAAGCGGATCAGCAAAGTTTGATGTGCTATTTATTCAAAAGCAACAAACTGCGGCTGGTGGTGGTTGGTATTTGGTGCAAACAGCCGCTCCAGTTGTTTTAATTGGCGATTTAACAGGTTTAAGCACATCAGAAGGCGTCAATGTATTTTTTGCTTGGGAATTTTTGAGAACAGGTACAGATAAGGGGTACACGCTTCTAGGGCGTGGTGATCTTGGCAGATATGAAATTATTGATGCGTTTATAGAGGATGTAGATAATCCTCAATATACAAGATATTCAATTAGAGCAAGAGCAAGTAACTCTTTAGGAGTAAGGGGTGCTTATACGGAAGTTGGTCGTGTTACACAGCATGATACAACTGGCCCAACTGCTGTTTCTAGTATTGAACAGCGTATTGCGGGAAGCGCATTACATCTTGATTGGGAACCATCAGCGAGCGGCGATTTAAGTCACTATAAAATCCATAGAAACTATGAAACATCTGGTGCAGGATTTAATGATTTCCACACAGTACCTGTTGTTAATCGTGTTGCGCGTCCAGCCTCAAGTGCGACAATGATTGCGCAGTCAGGCACATTCTTTATCGAGCCTTATGATAAATCTGGTAATGCTGGAACAGTTTCATCAATCGTAATTAACGCAAATGATTTAGATCAACGTACCAATTCAGAAACCTATACAATAAGCGGGACAACTGCTGACTTTAGTTCAACTGTAGGCACCCGCGATAATACGACGATTTGGTCTGGTTATTATGGCAAAGAAATCCATATTACTGATTACACAGTGGCACCATCAACAGGCACATACTTTAGTTATGGGTATGATGATTTAGGTAGCGACCAGAATGTGCGTTTATTTGTGAGTGAATTGTTTGTTGAGCGCTACGCACCTCCAAGCACGACTTATGTTACGGCCTTTTCGGATCACAGTGGGCCATATGATATTAACTTTGATGCGTTGCAAGGCAATATAGATAGTTGGCCCAAGGATTATGATTGGGATGACTTTGATCGTCAAACTGTAAACTTTAAGGATGTATCTGTTGAGGTGTATGCAAGAGCTTACCCCGCTGGCGGTGGTTCGCCATTAACAGATTACGTCAAATTGCCCTGTGAACTTTACGGCGGTCGTTTTTTATTTAAATATGTGTTAAAATCTACGGCAGATAATGTTACACCAGTATTGCAAAAAGCAGTGATCTCAATGGAGTATAACTAATGGCAACTCATGATTACGTGATAGACAATGCTACTGCGCCAGCGGTTCGGGCGGATATAAACAATGCGTTACAAGCTATTGTAACTAATAATTCAGGCACATCTGCGCCAAGCACGACTTATGCCAATATGTTTTGGTATGAGACTGATACTGATTGGCTTTACATGCGCAACGAGGGTGATACGGCTTGGATTAAGTTGTTGCGCTTAAATAATTCAAGCAATGTTGTGGGTTATGTTGCGGATAGTAAAGTTGTTACAACAGGTGGAACAGATATTGGCACTCTGGGTATTTTGCCATCATCAAACTGGACGGGCGGCACGGTTACCACAGAAACACTGGTATCTCCTGCAAATGTCAAGGCTGGTGTTGATGCTTATGCACCCATTGCTGGATCAAGTAGATCATTCACTAGTGCAGAGCAAACATTAACGGCGAGTAACTTATATACGTTGGCTCATAGCTTGGGCGCTGTTCCTAAATTAATTGATGCGAGAATGATTTGTAAAACTGCCCATGACATTTTTTCTGTGGGTGATGAGTTGCAAAATTTCGTATATATTAATGGCAGCGATGAGGGTGGGGTCGTTGTTTGGGCTGATGCGACAAATATTTATTGTAGGCAAAACAGCGATAATTCCATTGCATATTATAATGCTGCTGGATCATTGGCGAGAACATCATCAGCGCAGACTGCTAACTTTAAGCTAATCGTAAGAGCGTGGGTCTAAGGAGAATATCATGGCTGACAAGAAAATATCTGAATTAGACGCGCTAACGGGGGCCACAGTTGCCACGGATGACCAGCTTGTGATCGTTGATACCTCTGCGGGATTGACGAAAAGCATTACGATAGATGAATTTAAGAATGCGCTAGATACTGCCACAGGCTTTGTCAGGATTACTGGCGATACTATGACGGGTGATCTGGATATTCAAGGGACTTTGACCAGCGATGGGCTGACTGTGGATGGTAGTGGTACTGCACAAATAACGTCTACCTCTGGTACAACTCTTGAGTTAATTCGGTCAGGTAGTGCTGGTCAAATTTCTTCTTTGATTATGAAGGATGGCGGTAATGCTCAAAACCGTATCAACAGTTCTGGTGGGGCATTGGAGTTTGAATATGGCGCATCTAACCTTAATGCACTAAAGATCGACAATAACGGAGACATCAGCTTCTACGAGGACACAGGCACCACGGCAAAGTTCTTCTGGGATGCGAGTGCTGAGAGTTTGGGCATTGGGACGACTTCGATTAATGATAGGGTAGATATTTCTGGCTCTACGGGTGACGGATACAGATTGACTGATGGTACGCACACAGGTGTGTTTAGGTCAATTAGTGGCGGCACGATTCTAAAAACAACCACTAATCACGCCTTAATTTTTGGCTCTAACGACACAGAACGCATGCGCATAGATGCCAATGGCACCATTACCAGCAAAGGTTATTCCGCTCTTAATTCTTCTGCGCGAGATGGTTCAGGTTCCATTTATCTTGGTGGTAACACAGGTTACGCACTTCTTATTGATCACTATGATTCAGGAACGACAAAATCAGTTATAAGAAACACCTATGCGCCTACAAATTCTTCGGCTGAGTTAGCTCTAGATAGTGGTGTAATTACATTTAATACTGGCACATCTTACACAGAAGCCATGCGCATTGACAGCAGCGGTAACTTGCTGGTGGGTAAGACGACTAATAATTCCGCCACCACAGGTCATGGTCTAACTAGTGCTGGCTTTGCCTATCACACTCGCAGCGGCGGTGAGCCATTGTACTTGAACCGCCTTTCCTCCGATGGCAGTATTTTGACACTAGCCAAAGACGGTGCACCTGTGGGGAGTATTGGGACACCCTTTACAGGTGAATTGTATATTGAGGCTAGTGGAGCAAACTCTTCTGGTCTTTTGTTTACGTCTGGAAACACTATTCAGCCAAGAAAAAACAGCGCTTCAGATGATGGAAACATATCTATAGGCACATCAGGCAACCGCTTCAAAGACCTCTACCTCTCTGGCTCTATTCATGGCGATACCATCTTTGAGAACAACGCTGGTACCACGGAGTATGCACGGTTCGACAGCAGCGGTAACTTTCTGGTGGGGACTGTTGATACAAACCCAACTACAGGAACATCGGAAGGTATCGTGCTTGGGGTTGGCGGTATTATGCTTGCATCAAATGCAAACGATGCGGCGATAGCACTAAACAGAATCACAACAGATGGCGCTATTGCTATCTTTAAGAAAGACGGCTCCCCTGTGGGGAGTATTGGGACACTATCTGGAACAACTTACATCCATTCAGGAACAGTTGGCCTCACTATGTTTGACACAGGCGGGTCGCTGGATAGGATTTATCCTGCAACATCTAATGGGAGTGGTCGTGATGCTGCTATTGATCTGGGGGACAGTTCAACTCGCTTCAAAGACCTCTACCTCTCTGGCGGTGTCTACCTTGGCGGCACTGGGTCGGCTAATAAGCTGGATGACTATGAGGAGGGGACTTGGACGCCTACTCTTACAGGATCAACCACAAATCCAACGCAAAGTTATATTGATCAACTTGGTTACTATACAAAAGTTGGAAACATGGTGCATTTAACTGGCTGGGTTTATTTCAGTGGCAGTGGAATTACTGGTGGTACAGGTAATTTGATATTGGATGGCCTTCCTTTTACTATATCAAATTCACTTGCTGCTAGAGGCACTCTAAGTTTATCGGAACAACAGGATTTTAATACCGCAGGAAACGGCGCACCGACAACAGGGTTTTTGCAGTTTAACACTACAACAGTTCTTTTAGAGGTGTACAAAAATGACGCTGGCAAGATTGGCGGCCTATCTTATGCTTTGGCCTCAGATGTTAAGAACTCAACACGCATGGCATTTACTTGCACTTACACCACATCAGCATAGCCCATTGCATAGCTTTGGGTCAGACAGTCCATAGCCAAAGGAGATAAACGATGGCACTTACAGAAGAAACAGTACAAGACAAAATAGAGATCGTAGGCGACTTCAAGCACGTTCAGGTGCGTACAGCCACGGTCATCAAGCGTGACGGCGTAGAGATCAGCCGTAGCTACCACCGCCATGTAGTCGCACCAGATGCAGACATCACAGGTGAAAGCACAGAGGTGCAGAACATTTGCAACGTGGTTCACACAGACGAAGTTAAAGCAGCCTATGCTGCACATCTAGCAGCACAGGAGGTATAATCATGGCTGTAACTTATACTTGGAGTATTCCAACAGTAGAACGTAACTTATCTGACGGTGGTATCACTGTCATACACTGGCGTTGCACAGGCGTGGACGGTGATTACTCAGCGTCATCCTATGGCACAACTAGCCACTCACCAGATGCTGATGCGGATGGTTTCATTGCTTACGATAGCGTAACTGAGGCCAACTGTATTGCGTGGGCGCAAGCTCAAGTCGGTCAGGAAGATGTTGAAGCGGCGATTGCTGCTAAGATTGAAGCTGACAAAAACCCAACCAGCGCAGCGGGAGTGCCGTGGGCCGCTGAATAACACAGAAAGGAAATCAACATGACTGAAGAAAAAAAGGTCATTACGATTGACGATGTAGACTACACAGAAGATCAACTGTCAGACCATGCGAAGGCTTGCATTAATCACATTGGATCATTGGATAGCAAAATTTCCTCTGCGGAATTTAATCTAATGCAACTAAGAGTGGGTCGCCAAGCATTTCTGGATATGTTAAAATCTGACTTAGAGAATATACCAGAAGAGATAGCAGCAGAATAACTATCAAATTAGGGCAGAATAATGGAATATGATATACTTTGGACCGCTGGATTAACTGCCCTATTAAGTTTGTTGGGTTGGGCCTGTAGGAACATGTATTCTGAAGTACAGAGAATACAGGTTCTCCTTAACAAGACAAGAGAAGAGATCGCTAAGGAGTACGTCACTAGAGCAGAAGCCCAAAGTGACATGAATAGAATAATAGACCGACTAGAAGCACTCGACGCCAAACTGGATAGGATAATTGAGCGTCGATGATAGATCCCATAACGGCGATTTCAGCCGCTACCGCTGCTTTCGGCTATCTCAAGAAAGGTATTGCCGTTGGCAAAGATCTGCAGGATATGGGAGGTCAACTCTCTAAATGGGCTGGTGCAATAGCTGATCTTGATTTTGCTGATCGTCAGAACCAGAAGCCCCCTTGGTATAAGGCTCTTGGTGGTGGAGTAGAAGCACAAGCTATGGAAATCTTTGCAGCCAAACAGAAGGCTGCTTCCATGAGGCAGGAGCTAAAAGACTACATATCCGTCATGTATGGCCCATCAAAATGGCAAGAAATACTAGAGATAGAAGCAGACCTACGTAAACAGAAACGAGAACACGAACACAGACGCATGGAAATAAAACAAGCTATAATAGAGTGGACTGTGGGTATTGTTGTGTTTGTTGTTCTTATAGGTGGCCTTGTAGGATTTGTATGGTTGGCTAATCAATGACTGTAGATCTAGGATTGCTTGGCTATTTACCATTACCTTTAATGCCTTTCGATAAAGTGAAACCTCTCCCTAATAAGAAAGAACGTATTGTAGAAGAGACCCACAGATCTGTTGACAGAAAAGCAGAAGACTACAAATATGAAACAGCCTACGCATACCACCCGCATAATCAAGCTAAATATCAATCAGCACAAATAGTGGACTTTGTAGTAGCATGAAAATAACACCAGAATGGTTAGACAAGTGGCGTATATGGCCTCGCATGATCCTCACACTTTACGGGATTGCTTTCTATAACACAACAACTTGGTTTATGGCTCTGCCTGATCCTTCAAACGCTCAAGCAGGATTCGTTAGCGTAATCGTGGGGGCTGGTGCGGGTTTTTATGGAATATATGTAAATGGTAAAACACCTTCTGGTGGTAGCAACTCTAGCTCTAAGTAGTTGTGGACCCCTCTCTTATCTTAATCCTTTAAGCAATAGTGGAGGCCCTACTGTTAATGCAAACGTCTTGGCGGGAAAAGAAAATACACAACAAGTGGTCGCACAACAAAATAGACAAGAAGCTGGTAGGGACATCGTTACAACAGAGAAGGAAGTCGAGGCCGAAAACGTCGAGACAATTAAGATATCAAACACAAATATACCAATCTGGGTCATCCTCTTGCTTGTGCTTGGGTGGCTATTGCCAACACCAACAAGTATCGCAATCTGGTTTGGGAACCTATTCACTTCAATCTTTCAAAGGAAGAAATCCGATGACATTTAAACTTGGCGCTAGAAGCGAAGAAAGGCTACTAGGCGTAAATGAAACACTTGTAGATATTGTGCAACGTGCCATTTCTCTCACCAAACAAGACTTCTCAGTGATTTGTGGTAGAAGAACCAAACAAGAACAAGAGGCCCTAGTTGCTAAAGGTGCCTCACAGACAATGAAGAGCAAGCACCTTGAAGGTAAAGCTGTAGACCTTATGGCTTATGTAGCTGGATCTGGTGGTCGTTGGGAACTTAATCTCTATGATGAAATTGCAGATGCTATGGCAGAAGCTGCTGCTGATCTAGGCGTCACTAATTTGCGTTGGGGGGCTGCATGGCATATAGATGATCTAGCCTCTTGGTGGGAAAACAACAACACTGCAGAAGATGCTATGAACGCTTATGTAGACCTAAGACGATCTCAGGGTAAAAGACCATTCATAGACGCTCCACATTTCGAGCTTACATAAAAAGAGAGGCCCCGCAAGGGGCCTTTTTTGTGTTTAGCTTTACGATATAGTTTTGGCTTTTTCTTATCAGGGATTACCTTAGACCTATACTTAGGTTGTCTAAGATCCTTAGCCATTGGGTTAGGCTTCCTCATCTTTGTCTCTCCAGTTTAAACATCGAAAGTCAGCTATCACCCAACCTTGTTCATAAAAATGTTTAGCGCCTACTTGCACTGACATTTGACACAGTTCCTCTGTAGGATGTATTCTAGGGTCTATAGATGCTTGACAGAGACCTTCACTCAAACAAACAAGTAGAATTGCGCTCCACATATTAACTTCCTTCCATTTCTTCTATTAACCTATTTAGATACCATTGTGCCTTCTTTAAGTCTTCTAGTGGTTTTCCCTTGTACCTGTAGCGATGCAGGTATTTTTTTATATTCCCTTCAAGATAGCCCATAAACATCATAACATCCATGTTATCCTTTAGATACTCAATACA